AAATCCAAAACATCAATTTGCAGGATATGAAACAACAACTATTTAACATTTTACCAACTTGGTTAAAGTCTTTAAAGTATGCCGATAAAATTGCACACGCTATTTATGGCACTTTATTTTATTTATTATTAACTCTTTTTTTAGATAAAGAAATATCTTTTGCTTTAGTGTTTTTTTTAGCAGTATTAGTTGAATTTTACGACTTATATACAGATAAAGCTACTTCTGATGCTTACGATGTTTTTGCGACTATTACAATTCCTTTAATATTGATGTTGTTATGAGTAGAAAAGAAAAAATAGATTTATTCTTATCTAAATGGGTAAGTAGAAAATTATTAACTTTTGGTATAGCATCTATTGCTTTATTTACTGGAAGTATACAATCAAATGATTGGGTAATAGTAGCCACAGCTTACATATCTCTTCAAGGTGTAACTGATATTGTTGAACGTATTTATAAATCAAAAAACAATGTCATTTAACGATTTGAAACTATACGGACTTAACTCGCTAGCTATGGCTGTTAGTTTTTCTAACGTAGAAGCTACATTAAAAATACTGCTATTATGTGCATCTATTATTTATACAATTTTAAAAACAATTGAGCTTGTAAAGAGTAAAAAAAATGACAACAAAACAACTAATAGCTAAATATGGAAAACCAAATGTTACAGGTGATGGATACCTTGTAACAATACAACTTCCATATCCTATGAGGCTTGCTTGGGATACTGATACTAAAGTTTACAGAATGAGATGTCATAAACTTGTTGCTGATAAATTTTTATCTGTATTTAACGAGATACACAGGGTTTATGGTTATGATAAAATAGTTGAACTTGGTATTGATTTATTTGGAGGTTGCTTTAACTTTAGAAAAATGAGAGGAGGCAATAGTTGGAGTACTCACTCTTGGGGGGTGGCAATAGATTTACATCCTTCAAAGAATCAACTAAAAACACCTTGGTCTAAAGCGTTATTTAGCAAACCAGAATACAAAGAACTGCATGATATTTTTGAAAAACACGGATTCATTAATCTAGGCAAAACAAAAGGATACGATACTATGCATTGGCAGATTAAAGAATAACTTATGAAAAAGACAGCTTCAAATACTTCTACCAAGTTAGAGAAGAAAAAAATAAAAAGACCAGGAGTTCATTCAAAGAAAAGAACTTCTACTTTAAAAACTAGTAAAAACTATACAAAGACTTATAAAGGTCAAGGAAGATAATTATGGCAAGAATAAGTACATACTCTTTAGATGAAGAAGTTTCTGGAGGAGATAAATGGATAGGCAGTGACTCTGGATTTTACAATAAAACTAAGAATTTCACACCATTAAAGTTAGCTGATTATTTCAACTCTTCCGAGAAAATAGATTTATCAAACTCTTTAAGGTTTTGGTATCAAACATTAGACCCTTTAGAGGAAAGAAGTATTGGCACAATATCTTTTGAGGAAGAGGTTGGTGCATCTGTTCCTTTTTCTAGTGTATCAAGTTTTTTATTAAGTAAAAAAACCGAAGGAACTATATATATATATGATTTCTTTAATTCATTAATTGAGTCTAAGATATTACTACATAAAGCAGACACTATAAATACATATGCGATATATGAAGTTGTTGGCATAGAAGAATATGATGAAAACAGTGAATTTATAAAGGTTGATGTTTTATTTATAAGAGGTAATGGAGGTCTATTGGAGGATAAGTCATACCTGATTTCTGTAGTCGACTTTGCTTTAGAGGCAAGTTTGAATTGGGGTAACATTGAAGGTACATTATCAGACCAAACAGACTTACAAGATGCTTTAGATTTAAAAGCTAATATTGAAGATATACCAACTTTAACTTCGGAATTAACAAACGATTCAGGATTTATTACAAGTTTTACAGAAACAGACCCTATATTCCAAGCTTCAGAAGCAAGCCTTTTTGTGGCAGGAGATAAAGCTAATTTAGACAATCAAAGTGGTGTAAATAGTGGAGATGAAACGACTTTATCAATACAAACAAAACGCCCACTAAAAACAGTAAATGGAGAAAGTTTAGAAGGTAGTGGCAACATAACAGTAGGTTCAAGTATAACAAACACCTCTGAACTTATTAATGATGGAGCAGATGGCACTTCAACTTATGTAGAAACAGACGAGTTAGGAGCAGTTGCTTTTTCAAATGATTATAATGATTTAAACAATAAACCATCGGTAGCAACTCTTTTAAGAGAAGAATTTGTCTTTTCAGGTGGTCAAACTTTCACACTTGCAAATAATTACGCTCAAGTATATTCAGTAGAAGTACAAGGACAAGGAGCTTTGTCAACAAGTCAATATACTTTAGTTGCTCCAAATCAAGTTACAATTAATGACACTTTAGACGCAGGAGATTACGTAGTGATTATTTATTCAGATGCTTCAGCAGGAGTAGTGCCTTATTACACACAAGCACAAACTGATGCTTTACTATCTCAGCCTTACAAAACAATTTCTACCAACACAACCTTAGATAACACTTATCATAGTGCTACTGTTTGGGTTACTGCTACTTGTAACGTAACTATTCCGAGTGGTTTGCGTTCAGATTTTTATTGTAATATTAAAACTTTTGCTGGTGCTACTGCTACTTATCTTGTTAGTGGTACGGTTATCAATACTGAGAGCGATGGCGATGTACAAGCGCCAAGTACAATGATAAATATTTCTACATTTTCAACTAATAACTTTATACTTTCAGGAGGAGGTTTAAGCTAATGAGTGTTACAAGTTACATATTTGGAAGAAAATACGGGAGTGCATTATTAGATGGATTGGTTGCTTATTATGCATTAGAAAATAACGCAAATGATTTAAGTGGTAATGGTAATAATGGTATTTTATTAAATTCACCAACTTTCGTAGCTGGTAAAGTTAATAATGCTATGAATTGCGGAACTGATACTATTAGTAGAGGATTTGTAGTTATTGACAACGATGATTTTTCCTTTACGAATGGAACAACAGATGTGCCTTTCACTATATCAATGTGGGTTAATTTCAGTTCTATTTCTTCAATAGCTAATTTCTTAGCAAATAAAAGAAATGCAACAAGTGGCGGAGATGAGTGGCAATTTAATTATTCAACAGCTAATAATAGGTTGTTTTTTTGGAAATTTCAATTTAATAATAATGCTATATCTCAAAGGGTAGAGAGTTCTACTTCGCCATTTTCTTTGAATACTTGGTATCACATTTGTTATACAGATGACGGAAGTGGTTTAGTTGGAAGCGGAAAAATATATATAAATGGAGTAGATGATACAACCACTAATTCAAATATAGGTGGAACATATACAAGAATGAATAATGGAATTGCAAACAGTGGTTTTGGCTATGCTGTTTTTAATAATACCGAAACATTAAAACACAAGGGTTTATTAGATGAAATAGCAATTTGGAAAAATAGAGAATTAACACAAGATGAAGTAACAGAATTATACAACAAAGGGAACGCTGGTTTACCACTAATTTAATAGATATGGCAAAGATTAGAACAAAAGACAAAATCAATTGGGGCGGTTTTGACCCTTCAAAATTAAACCACGTAGAAGTGGAAATAAAAGAGGTTACTAAAACTTCTGAAAGCATAACCTTTTTGGTTAAAGATACAGTAATAGCTGAACACACTTACTTAGGAGAAAATGAAGAAACTTTAATTTCTGAATACCCTTTTCAAGTGATTAGAGAAAAACGATTTTCCGTACCTATGGAGTTATATAATCAATTATATTCAGAGGTCGAAAGTCAAATACCAGCTGAATTAACACCTTTTGAAAAAGAGAAACTACGCCCTAAATTGGCTTTACTATTTTATTTTAGTTCAGATACTTTAGAAAATGGACTTTGCGGTTATAATACTAACGCAACAGATTGGGAAATTGTTTATTAAAATATTATGGAAAGTACTAAAAAAATAAAGAAAGGACAAATAGAGGATTTTATTTCTGATTCTACTCAAACCGCATTAGACTTAAAACTTTCAAACAACCCAACAGACTACACAGACGCAACAACGCCTTTAGCTGGCACTGAAGTAGCTTTAGTAGAGCAAGGCGGTACATTTAAAAAAGTAGCGGTTAGTGAGTTTGGTGGTGGTGGTTCAACATTAGATATAACTTCTACTTTTCCGAACAGATTAGAATATAAGACCATTTTTGGAAGTATTCAAAACATAGGCGGTTACAGTAATTTGTCAATTGTTGGAACTCAATCGCAAGTAATTTCAGGAAGTACTGTTTTAAGAAAAATATTATCAAGTTCAACCCCTGGAGATATTGCATCAGTAAGACAAAGCGCAATACCTTTTATTTTACAAACCACTCCATTTTGGTTTGACCAAAGAATTGATGAATTAGATAGTGGTGTTGCTTCAGATAGCCGATGTTCTTATGGATTAGCTACAACAGCTTTAATGGGAAACATTGAGCCAAGCGCTTACGTTACAGCTTTATTGTCATTAGGTCACGAAAGTACAGATTCAAACTTTCAAATATTTTACAAAAATTCAACTTTTGGCGGTGCGTTAAACAAAATAGACTTAGGTGTTAATTTTCCAAAGAACTTAAACAAATCTTTTCATTTAAGATTTTACAGATTGCCAAATGAAACCACAATTAATTATTATGTAAAAAATATAACTGATGGCTTTGAAGCATCAGGGAGTTTTGAGTTTGTTGGCGCACCCCCATTTGGATTAACTCCTAACAATTGGCGTAATAACAACACAAGCGCAATACAAGTAGGTTTTGGTATTAACAGAATTATAACACGCATAGCAGATGTATAAGATTAGTAAACTAACTTATAAAATTTACGATAGTGATTTTATAGAAGTGCCACAAGATGATAGAGAGCAAAGTTTTTTAGATTTTTTGCAATGGCTCAATAATGGTGGTATAGTTGAAGAAATTGAAGCAACCTCTGAAGAAATTGCAGAACAAGAATTAGAACAACAAAAACTTCTAAAACAACAACAATACGAAGAACTACTACCAACAGATTGGTATGTTGTTAGATTTATGGAAATAGGAGTTGAAATTCCTGAAGAAATTTTAAAACAAAGACAAGAAATAAGAGATAAATATAAATAATTTATCACAAAATACACTTACGTTAATACATAAAAAAAGAAGTAAAAATGGCAAGAATTAAAACGTACGAAATAGATAATTTACTATCAGACTATGATAAAGTAATAGGTACTGACGCAGATTCATTCGACAAAACAAAAAACTACACATTACTTGACCTAAGAAACTACCTTATATCAGGATTGTCTCCAGAAGAAGGTGGTACATTGAGAATATCAGAGATAGAATATGAAGGAGAACTTTATTCAAATCCTGCTGAATTTGTAAATGCATTATCACCTACATTTGAGGTATTGAATTACAACCCTCTATTTGTAAAGTTTAATAGCCAGCAGTTCTTGTTAAAACTACAAGATGTTACGATAGGGGTTGGTCAAGATGAAGTTATTATGAGTGATTTTATTGAATTCCCTATATCTGTAGGACCTCAAGGTATTCAAGGTATTCAAGGTATTCAAGGTATACAAGGTATACAAGGAGAACAAGGACCTCAAGGTGTTCCAGGCACAGATGGTGAAACAATAATTGAAAACGGAAACACTACACTTGCAAATGGTTCAGGAACAGTAGCAGATCCTTATGTTATAGAAATTAAAAATTTACAAAAATCAATCACCTCATTTCCTTACACTTTATTAAACGAAGATGATAAATACACAATCTTCGTAGAAAATGGGGCTTCTAATGTTGTTATAAACGTGCCTGATGGATTAGTTAACAATTTTTCAGTAGTATTTATACAAATAGGTACAGGGGATTTATTGATACAATCTTCAGGAGCTGCCACATTATTATATCCATCTACAACATTGCAAAATATTGTTAAAGGTCAGTACTATTGGGCTATGGTTGAAAAAGAATTGACAACGAATACTTATTATTTATTAGGAAGTTTAAAACCAATATAATTATGCTTTGGAAATACAAAAAATGCTATCAAGAAACAACTGAGGAAGTTACGGTAGAACCTTCTGAAATATGCAAAAAAATCGTAGATATTTCAGGAGTTTATGAAGGAGGTATAGGCGATCCAACAACATCGCAGGTTAAGTATATATTATGTGGTGATAATACTAATACAGAAGTAATAGAAGAATTAAATACTGTAGATAACCCTCTTGTAATAAATAAATGTATTAAACCAAACAGTTTATTTGTAGGAGGAGTTAATATACTAAATGAAACCCCAACATCAATACCTTTTTGGACTGTAACTGCTGATTTTAATACCTGTAAATCAGTCTCTATATCAATTGAGTCTGGAGTAATAAGTTCAGAAAGCAGTGTGGATTCTACAGGTGTTTGTGGTTTTGAATTAAATAGCGTAGTTTGGTATCAAAATGACGTAGCAGGAGTTTTGAATACAGGTTCTTTAGTGTTTCAAAATAGCACAGGAACTATACCTTTTGATGGTGCTAATGAATTTTACAGAGTAAAAGCGACAGCTAGTTCAGATACATACTTTGCAAGAATAAATGCAGGTATAATTATAGAAATAGGAGTTTGTTAAATATAAGACTATGAAGTTAAAAAATGAATTGTTGTACTTTATATCTGGAGTATTAGTATGTTTACTATTCTTCAAGTCTTGTAATAAGACAGAAACACCTAAAGTCAAGGTGGTCACAAAAACAAAAGTTGTAAAAGTTACTGATACATTAAGACCAAAAGATAAAATTGTTACAAAATACAAGGATGTGTATATAAGAAAAACAGATACCACTGTGGTTTATGTTACAGAGAAAGACTCTTCAGTAATACAAGCTAGACTATACGAACAACCTATAATTGGAAAAAGAAGTTCAGGTTTAGCAAAGATAACAACAACAGGAGATTTATTAGATTTTTCTGCTATAATAGAGTGTCAAGATAGTATAAAGGAAACTACAATAACTAAATACAAAAACAAAAGTCAATTATTTTTATCTCCATCATACAATACAAACAACCAAATAAATTTAGGTGTTGATTGGAATATAAAGAATAAGGCATTAATAAAAGCAGGTGTTGGTTATGATATTAATAACACGTCACCTTATTTATCTGTTGGTGTAGGAATACCTATATTTTAAGTATCTTTGCACATTAAATCAAATTTAATATGAATTTAGTTAGAAAAATAACAATTAAGATAGATAAAGACAATGTTATGCATTACCAAGTAGGCAGTAAGGTCTTTGGTGGTGCTAGAGTCGTATCAGATATTATTAAAGAAGGAAAGTTCTTTGACATCTATGTAAGAGAAGCAGATAGCGAAATCAAAATGATATGGAAATCTTTTAATATTGATTCCGTAGTACATATTGAATACGAAACTGATTTATAAGATATGAAAAGTCCACATTATTTTATTGTAAGACCTCTTAATTCTGAGAGGTATTCTAATTTGAATAAAGATGGTTTGATTTTAAATACATCTGTAGAGGACCATAATTTTACACAAAGATTAGCCGAAGTTGTATCATTACCTATTGGTTATGAAGGAGATGTTGAAGTTGGTGATAGTATTGTAGTACACCATAATACATTTAGAATTCAGTACAATAATCAAGGTGTTCCATTGGAAAGTAAATACCACATTGAAGACGATTTATTTTATGTTGAAATACCATTAGCTTATATGGTAGAAAAGAAAGATACCAAAGAGAAGATTGCGCTTCCACCTTATTGTTTTGTACAACAATCATTTATTAAGGACAAGTGGGAAGGATTAATTCCAGAAACTCAATTTGGTATTCTAAGATATAAGAACAAGAATATGGTAGATTTTAATGCAGGAGATAAAGTTGGAATGAAGGAGGATTCTGAATATGAATTTAATGTATTTGGAGAGAGTCTTTATATGATTAACCAAAATAGAATACTATTTACATTATGAGAGGATTAAGTAAGGATATAGAAATTGCTGTAGATACCGTAATCGAAGGATTGGAGTATGAAACCGATATGTCCTTAGTTGATGCTGACAAGGTAAAAACAATTGTTAAAGCAAAGGTTGATTCATTTAAGTATGGTAAGGATTTACTTCTTAGGTGGCAGAATAGCAATAACGCTCCAAATGAAGCTACTTTAAAGAAGTATGTAAAAAGACTAATCAAGGCAGGAGATATTGCCTTAGAAGTCCTTAGAAAGGCTTTAAGGACTAAAATTGATTATGATGACTTAGATCCTTCTAAACATCACCTTGCTATTTCAGTAAAACCATCAATTCATCAAGCTATCATAGAGATAGACTCAGCCTTAATTGAATTAAGAATGCAGTTAGATGCAGATAATATCAATTTAAAGGAAAATGAATTTAAGAGAGGGTATCCAGAGAAATTTGCTTCAGGTGAATTCTTACCAGCCAAAGACTACTATAAGGAATGGTATGATAAAGAAAATGACGCTATAATATTAGATCCAAAGGGAACTAGAGGGGAAATGATAAAGGTAGGTGACCTTAATGTTATTTTACCTAAAGTTCCAATGAAGAAGCATATATTATTTAGTGATTTAAAGAAGGAAGACCAATATTGGAGAAGGATTTATGAACCAAGTGGTTTGTCTCAAGATACAGCAGAGGCTTATACAGAATACATTGTAGAGGAATTCAGAAGAAGAAGAGAGGGTGTTTGGTTTATGAATAATGGTAAGCCTGAATATTTAACAGGAACTCATTACTTTGCATTGCAATGGATTAAAATGGAAGACTCTGGAGGTTATATGGACTTCAGATATGCTCAAAGAGATATGTTTTACTTTACACAAGCTTGTATAGTAGATACACGGTGTCTTGGAGAATTATTTGTTAAGTCAAGACGTACAGGTTATACATATCAAATTATATGTCAACTACTTAATGACGCGACTTCTGTATCAAATGCAAGACTTGGGATAACATCTAAATCTAATGATGATGCTGAAAAGGCGTTTTCAAAGTTGAGCTATGGTTTTTTAAATTTACCTTTTTTCTTTAAACCTGTTGTTAAGGGTGTTGAAGATTCTAAGAAGTTCTTGGAGTTTGCAAAACCATCAGATAGAACAAAGACAGGGAAGAAAAAGAAAGATACAAATACAGACGATTACTTAAATACTTTAATTGACTTTTTACCTACAAAGAATGATTCTTATGATGGACAGAAGATGTTTAGGTATTTAGCTGATGAGGCATCAAAATGGACCAAACCTGCAAACTTTGAAAAACACTGGGGTCAAGTATCCCCTACATTTGATACAGGAGGTAGGATTGTAGGTAAGGCGTTTGTAGGTTCTACTGTTGCAGCAATGAAGGATGGTGGAGAAGAGTACTTTGAGTTATACAAGTCTTCTATGGTTAAGAAAAGAAATAAGATTACAGGTCGTACCCCTTCAGGATTATATACATACTTTTTACCTGCTCACAAGAATATGGAGGAATACACTGATAAGTATGGTGTATGTCACGAAGTAGTTGAAAAAGGAAATGGTTTTTATAATGCTCAAGGCATATGGATAACAATTGGTTCGATTCAATTCTTAGAAGCTAAAAGATTAAGTAAAAAGAAGGAAAGCGATATTGCATACAACGAAGAGTTAAGAGCATTCCCTATGACTATAGAAGAGGCATTCAGAGATGAAATGTTACAATCTACATTTAACCTTGAAAAAATATTATCACAAATAAAGATAAATGACGACCACGAGGTAGAAAGAAAATTAGTTAGAGGTAATTTCCAATGGAAAGATGGGGTGCAAGATACAATTGTAGAATGGTATCCTAATGAAAAAGGTAGATTTTTAGTTAGTTGGATACCGTCAGAGGAAATGAGGAATAAGTTTCAGTGGAAGAACTCATACGGAGACCATTCAAGACACCCATTAAATGAAGATATTGGTGCTTTTGGTTGTGACCCTTATGATATTTCAACTACTGTAGATGGTGTTAGAAAAGATGGTTCATATAGCGAAGAAGGAAGTAGAGGTTCTAAGGGAGCTTTACACGGACTTACAGGATTATCCTTTTCAGATGCGCCTAATAACACATTCTTTCTGGAGTATGTATCAAGACCAAGGACAGCAGAGATGTTCTTTGAAGATGTGTTAATGGCTTGTGTATTTTATGGTATGCCTATATTAATTGAGAATAATAAACAGAGGTTGTTGTATCACTTTAAGAATAGAGGTTACAGAGGGTTTTCTATTACAAGACCAGACAAGGTTGAGAATAGATTATCACCTACAGAGAAAGAGCTTGGAGGGATACCTAACTCGTCTGAAGATGTTAAACAGATGCACGCTGCCGCTATAGAATCTTACATAGAGAAATACGTTGGAGAAAATGAAGATGGAGATATATCAATGAATATGCCTTTCAATTTTACGTTAAATGATTGGAAAAAATTTGATATAAACAATAGAACAAAACACGATGCTGCTATTAGTTCTGGATTAGCTATTATGGCTGTAAACAGAAAGATGTATCAACCGAGAAAGAAAGAAGTAAAAGATATTACTATAAACCTAAGACTATATAATAATTAATTATGATTAAAAAGAAAACAGAAGGTGTTTCTATTACCTACAGAAGCTTTCCTCAACAAAATGTACCTTTTGAGGTTCAATCGAGTACAGATTATGGTTTACAAGTAGGTGAGGCAATTCAATATGAATGGTTTTCAAGAAGTGCAAGAAGCTGTAAGTATTTCGAGCAAAGAGATGAATTTCACAACAGAAGAATGTATGCTAATGGAACTCAAGGACTTGCTAAATACAAGGAGAAGTTTGCAGTAAATGGAGATATGTCTTACTTGAATTTAGATTGGAAGGTTATACCTGTAGTACCAAAATATGTAGATATTTTAGCTAATGGTATGGCTCAAAGAGAGTTTCAAATAAAAGCTACTTCAGTAGACCCTACATCTATAAAAGAAAGGGCTGATAAGAAAAGAGCATTAGAGAGAGATATGGTCGGTAAGGATATGGCTATTGATATTAAGAATAAATTAGGCATAGATGTTACATCTGTTCCGATTGATAAGATTCCTGGTTCAAAAGAGGAGTTAGATATTCAAATGGAATTAGAGTATAAACCACCAATTGAAATAGCTCAAGAAGTATCCATAGAGTCTATATTTAAGTTCAATGATTACGATAAAACCATAAGGAGAAAAGTAGAAAAAGATTTAATTGAAGTAGGGGTAGGTTTCGCTAAACATAGGTTTACACCTACAGATGGTGTTAAATTAGAGTATGTAGATCCTGCAAATCTAATATGGTCTTACACAGAAGACCCTTATTTTCAAGATTGTTTTTACTTTGGAGAATATAAAAATGTAAATTTATCAGAGGTTTATAAGGAATATCCAAACCTAACTAATGAACAAAAACAAAGATTACAGAGCATATCTAATTCTTGGAATAATTATTATGAATTAAATTACGATAGCCAAAATACAGACGTATTAGATGGTAAAATAGGTTTGCTATATTTTAATTATAAAACTTCAAGAGAGAGGGTTTGGAAAAAGAAAAAAAACTCAAAGGGTGGATTAAAGGTAATACCAAAAAGTAATGACTTTGTGTATAAAGGAACAGGAGATGCTGACTTTGAAAAACTAACTAAAATTGAAGAAGTTTGGTTTGAAGGGGTATTGGTATTAGGTACAAGTATTATGCTGCAATGGGAAGTTGTAAAGAATATGGTTAAGAGCAAATCTAATCTAAATAAAGTACTTCCAAATTACATTGGTGTAGCACCTAAAATGTATAGAGGTTACATTGATTCAACTGTAAATAGAATGATACCTTTTGCTGATGACATTCAAATGTCTTGGTTAAAACTACAACAAATAAAACAAAGGGTAGTTCCTGATGGTCAATATATTGATGTAGATGGTTTAGTTGGTATTAAACTAGGTAACGGAAACAAATATACCGTAGAAGACGCATTAAATATGTACTTCCAAACTGGTTCTGTTATTGGTAGGAGTTCTAATGTTGGAGGAGAATTTAATAACGCTAAAGTTCCAATTCAAGAAATTAGACATTCTTCAGGTCAAGATAAGATTAATTCGTTGTGGAACTCAATTCAGATATCTATGGATATGATTGCATCTGTAACAGGTATTAATCAAGCAATTGACGCTAGTAATCCAGATAAAAATAGTTTAGTTGGTATTCAAAAAATGGCGGCTTACTCGTCAAATGTAGCAACAAGACACATATTAGAAGGTAGTATGTTTGTAACTAGAGAATTAGCTAAATGTATAGCTATTAGAGTTTCTGATATATTGGAGTACTCTGAAATGAAAGATGACTTAATTAATAAAATATCATCAAACAATGTTGATGTCTTAAAAACCATTAAAGATTCTTATTTACACGACTTTGCTATTAATATAGATTTAGTTCCAGATGAAGAAGAAAGAGCTAAATTGGAAGCAGATATTTCTTTAGAGATACAACAAGGTAATCTTGGTGTTGAAGATAAGTATGCTATTTTAGGTATTAAGAATATGAAATTGGCAGGTAAATACCTTGCAGTAAGAAAAGATAAGAAGATGAAGGAAAGACAAGAGTCTGAAATGCAAAAAATGCAAGCTCAAACCCAATCTAATATTCAATCTGCACAAGCGGCTTCAGAAAGTAAGGCTCAATTAATTCAATTAGAGGGGCAATCTAAAGCAATGGTGGAACAGACAAGAGTTCAAGCTGAAATGGAAAAAATGCAAATGGAGGCTCAATTAAAATTACAATTGATGGAAAGAGAGTTTCAATACCAAATGCAAATAAAAGGCGTTGAAGTTGAAGGTATGAAGAGCAAAGAAACTATGAAGGAAGATAGAAAAGACGAGAGAACTAAGTTACAAGCTACACAACAATCTAAGATGATTGAGCAACGTAAAAAAGATATGTCATCTATAAATTTCGAGAGTAGTGAAGATTCCCTTGATTCGTTTTCGTTAGGACAATTTGAACCTCGTTAATTTATACCTTAATATTTCGTAATTTTGCAAAAAATTTTAATCTAATCTAAATAAAGTATGAAGTTCAAATTAGAAGGCTCTGAATGGAGTCAAGAAGATAATGGTAGTGTTCAAGAAAATGATGTGATCATTGACAATGAACAAGTTACCGAAGTGAACGAACAAGTAACCGAACAAGTTACAGATGCTGTTACAACAGAAGATAATGTTCTTAAATTTAATAGTGAAGATGAAGTTCTTGAATTTATCAAGTCTAAAGAGGATTTATACTCTAAGGTAGCGTCTAAGTCTGAGGAGAAGGAATTACCTTCAGACATTAAGAAGTATTTAGAGTTTAAAGAAGAAACAGGTAGAGGCTATGAAGACTTTATTAACTATCAAAAGGATTACTCAAGTTTAAGTAATGATGAACTCGTAAAGATGTACATTAAGGAAAACAACCCTGAGTTTGACGATATAGATATTAATGAAGAATTTGCAGAAGCATTTGCTTATGACTCAGACTATGACGATGAAAGAACTATCAATAAAAAAAATCGTGCTTTAAAGAAGGCTCACAAAGAAGCTTTAGATTACTTTGAAAAACAAAAGGAAAAATGGAACATACCATTGGAGGTTACTAATAGTAATGTTATTCCTGAAGATTACAAAGTAGCTAAGGAAACTTTAGAGGCTCTTAAATCACAAGAAGAAGTTTCTAAAAAACACGGAGAATACTTTTTGCAAAAGACAGATGAGTTATTTTCAAATGAGTTCAAAGGTTTTGAATTTAAAATTGGAGATGATGTAATTGTCCAAAAACCAAATAGTATTGAATCTGTAAGGGAAACACAAAAAAATGTTACGAACTTCTTTAGTAAGTTCTTAGATGAGAATGGTTTAATTAAAGATGCTGAAGGTTATCACAAAGCCCTTTATGTCGCAATGAATTATGAGTCTGTCTTAAAAAATATTTACGAGACAGCTTATGCAAAAGCAATAGAGAGTGAAGTGAAAAGTAGTAAAAACATAGATATGTCTATGAGACCAGCACCGCAAACTATATCGTCTGGCACAAAGTTTAAATTATTATAAAAATTAACAAAAAACAAAAATTATGGCATTATTAGCTAATCCAGGAATTAAATTAACTCCTACTGCGACAAAAGAAATTTTGTCTTCAAACTACTTAGATGCGTCTGATTTCGACTTTACAAATCAGTTCCTTCCTGAGTTATACGAGAAAGAATTTGCTCGTTATGGTAATCAATCATTAAAAGGATTCTTAGAGAGAATGGGTCAAGAGATGCCTATTCAGTCTGACTTAATTAAATGGTCTGAAGAAGGTCGTTTAAGACCAGTTGCTACTGCGGTTGCTCGTGCGGCTAACGTATTCTCTTTAGCTGGACACCCTTTCCGTAAAAACGATACTGTTATCATTGTTGATGGAGCAGGTGTTGAGAAAAAAGGTATTGTTTCTGCTGTAGACCCTGCTGGAACAGATTTTACTGTATTGCCAGTTGAGGCTGCTGGATGGGGAACTTTAGCTACTACAGGAATCTCTATGTTCACTTACTCTAATGAGTACAGAAAAGGAACTAATGGTAGAGAAGAGTCTTTAGAGGCACAACCAGACATCTTCGAAAACAAACCAATCATCATCAAAGAGTTAGACGAAGTTAATGGTTCTGATATGGCTCAAGTTGGTTGGATTGAAGTTGAAGGAGAAAATGGAATGGGGTACTTATGGTACTTAAAATCAAGAGCGCAATCTCGTCAAAGATTTGATGACTACTTAGAAATGGGTATGGTAGAGGGTGTTTCTTTCGAAAGTGGTTCTGCTGCTGCTACTGCTGGATTTACAGGAACTGAAGGTTTCTTCGAAGCTGTTGAACAAGGAAATATTTTCTCAGGTGTTATCTCTACTTTAGCTGATGTTGACGAAGTATTAGCTAGATTAAACCGTCAAGGTGCAATCTCTGAGTACATTATGATGAATGACTTCGAACAAGACAGAGAGTTAGATTATATGTTAGCTGCTCAAAATTCTTATGGTGTAGGTGGTACTTCTTACGGTGCTTTCAACAACAGTGAGGATATGGCTTTAAACTTAGGATTCACAGGATTCAAAGTTGCAGGTTTCGAAATCTACAAGTCTCAATGGAAATACTTAGATGACCCAACTGCTCGTGGTTTATTTGAAGGTAACAACGCTATCAATGGTGTTCTGTGTCCTTCTGGAACTAAAACTGTACGTGATGAAGTATTAGGAGCTAACGCTACTTTACCATTCTTACACGTTAAATACCGTAAATCTGCAACTGAAGACAGACGTTACAAAGTATGGTCTACAGGTTCAGCAGGTGGAGCTAACAACTCTGACTTAGATGCTAACCAATTACATATGTTATCTGAAAGAGCATTATGTACAATGGGTAGAAACAATTTCGTTTTAGTTAAAGGCTAAAAATTTGTAAGAATTTACATAAATATAAAGAGGGATTAATTTCCCTCTTTTTTATTTGTACCTTTGCAAAATAAATCAAATTTAATTAATTATGGCTAAACAGCAACAAGAAGTAGCTAAGGATAGAACATACATCCTTACTAAGAAAAATCCACCTATGCAATTGTTTTTAAGAAACAGGCATAAAAAAGGTTCTCCATTACAATACTTTGATGAAAAGGAGAATGTGTTAAAATCATTACGTTATGCTACAAATCAAAAATCTATCTTTGAAGACGAGCAAACAGGAGACGTAATCTTAGGTTCAATTATCTTTAACAATGGCAAATTAACCGTTCCTAAAACAAATCCTCAGTTACAAAAGTTCTTAGATATTACACCTGATAATGGAGTGGTATTTGAGGAATTTAAACCAGACGCTATTGCAGAGAAGCAAATTAGTGCATTAGAACTTGAAATGGAGGCATTACAAGTAGCTATGGAGTTAAAACCTGCTGAAATGGAAAGTATTGCATTGACGGTATTTGGTTCAGGAGTATTAACTAAAAAGACAGCAGAAATCAAAAGAGATTTATTTGTGTATGCAAAAGAAGATCCAGAAAGTTTCTTAGAGTTAGCTAAAGACGACTTAACTAAATTAAAGGGTATTGCTGTTAGAGCAGAGTCTTTAAATTTATGTCAGTACAAGTCAAATGCTTTCTATAATAACGATACATTATTATGTAAAGTTCCGTTTGATGAAACAGACAAGTACAATACCATTGCAAGTTGGATGAGTTCAACTACAGAAGGTAAGGCTTTCTTAAA